GCAAATGTTCTTAACTGTGATGATCTGTTATTAAATAATGATGCTGGAGCAAAGTATGATAATCTAGCAATAGCAGAGAGGAGAGTAGTTTCAAGTGATATAGTACCTGATTTAAAACTATTTACTGAGGCAATGAATAAATATTTCTTACCACGTTTCAAAGGATATGATAATACTTGTATTTTCTTTGATGTAATGGAGTTACCGGAGATGCAGACAGATATAACTCAACTATCTGTTTGGCTAAAGGATGCTCTTGATAGGGGCGTTATTTCAAGGAATGAATACAGACAAGCGATCAGATACTCAATGAGCGAGGATGTTAATATGGATATAATGACAGTTCAAACAGATATTTTATCTTTAGAGGAGGCACTTGACAACTCCTTTGGTATGGGTCAAACACAATAATTAAAACTAAACTAAAATGAGAAAACTATTAAAAGAGATTGGAGATTGGTTCAAGAGGTTATTTAATAAGTTGTTTGGTAAAAAAGAGCAACCAACACCGGAGCCGATACCAGAGCCGATTGAAGATACAAGATTCAACAGAGAGAGAAACAATGTAGTTGTTCACCAGAGTAAAGAAATGACTTTATTTGAGTTTGTTGATTCAATGAGTATAAAGTTAAATGGACTGAGTAAAAAGGGTTATGATTATCACTTTGATATGTTTGTGAAAATATATAACTCTGGAGGGTTCATTATGATTCAAGCACTTGCAAAGCAACAACTACAATTTTATGATTCTTTAGGGGTTGAGTTATAACTATAAAACCAAACTAAAATGAGAAAACTATTCAAGAGATTAATACAATGGTTCAAAGGGCTGTTTAAAAGTAAAGATTTATCTAAATTTAAACACAACAGATACAACCAAGAGAAAGCGTTTAGGATAACGTACAAGGGCAAAAAAATGTTGGTTCGGCAGTTTGTTCGGTTAATGTCAAATCAAATGAATGATATTAACAACAAGGGGCCAGAGTATAACCGTTTGTTATTGGTTGCTGGTTATAATGCTGGAGGTTTTGAAATGTGTAAAAAGTTATGTCAATCTCAAATAGAGATTTATATTGATAAAAATTCAAAGTAATTGAAAGGTATATCCAGATATAGAGAAAAATGGATGAGATATCATGCCTCTTATGAAAAGAGAACGGTTCCTATATTTTTGCGGGTGTTCAGAAAATGGGGGGAGTCTATTCCTTTTGATAACATGACTGCAACAAACTATCAAAGCGTTATTGAGTTAAATGTTGACAGAGACTTAATGACGGAGGCTTACATTGAGATTTATACAAAGATTGGTTTAATTCATGGAAAGCGAGTTGGCCGATCTATAAACCTACAATTAAAAGAGTTTACGTTTGCTCAGTTCTCGGAGTCATTCCGGAGGGAGTTATTGAGTTGGATTACTAGAAACGGAGGGCAACGGATAATCTTGGTTCGCAGAACTTACATTGATTACATCAACAACATTATTGCAACACAATTAACGAACGGCAAGAGCATATCTGAGATAACAACCGACCTACAAAAACTAATAAAGAAACGGAATTTTTACAGATGGCAAGCGATGAGAAT